CAGCCGGTTGAAGAAACAAGTTGCGACGGCATATTTTTCCTTTGCCAGACCGTCAAGTCCAGCGAGAACTAATGCAAGGCCAAACTATGCCAGAGCAAGTGTCAGAGCATCCATTGATCGACCACAAGTACGGGATTCGTTCCCCAGTCAAGATTCCAGACCTAGAACTGGAACTCTACGCATTCCGAAATCGGCTCCAACCGAATGAGGGCGGACTAGGTACTTTCGATCATTTTCGTAACGCCACGAAAATGTTATGGCCGAAGATGAGCTGGAACCCGTGGCTCGAAGCACAAGTCGAAGGTCTTTGCGAACACGACTACGTCGGATGGGCAGGTTGCGGTGCGAGCGGAAAGACTTTCGGCGCGACGCTTTTTGCGACTGTTTGGTGGCTGGCAAACCCCTCTAAGACAACCGTTGTTCTCACGTCTACAACGGCAAAGATGATCCGAAAGCGTATGTGGGCCAATCTTCAGGATCTTGTTCGGAAATCACGCGGATTCCCCGGAAACATGGTCGATTCGAAGATGAGTCTTCAAGCCATCAAAGGCGACGACCGACACTCCATTTCCGCTATCGCCGTCGCCGAGGGCAACACATCCAAGGCTGTGGCCAACATTCAGGGCATCCACGCCGAGCGTGTGATGGTTATTATCGACGAAGCTACGGATACGCCCGAAGCGGCTTTCGAAGCGTGTACGAACCTTTCTAAGGGTTGCCGCGAGTTCAAGATGTTGGTCATCGGAAACCCTGCCTCAAAGTTTGATCCGCATGGGCGCTTCTGCACACCGACAAAGGGTTGGCGCAGCGTAACGATTGAAGACCAGCATTGGCTGACAGAACGCGGAATGTGCCGACGCTTTGACGGCATGAAGTCGCCGAACATAAGTGAAGGTCGAACGAAGTATCCGTACCTCATTACTCAGGATCAGGTGTTATCGGCTATGCGGCATGAGGGCGAGCAAAGCCCTACGTTCTGGAAATACACACGCGGATTCTGGTCGCCGGACGGCATGGTCAAAACGGTCTTGTCCGAATCGCTCATCGAGACGCACACACCTACAAAAAGTTTGGTGTTTACGACCAATGTCCAAATCGTTGCCGGTCTTGATCCGGGTTTTGGCGGCGACAGATGTATCCTTCGCTTTGCCAAAGTTGGCACCGCAAACGACAAGGTCAGCATACTTTTTCAGGACATCATCCACATATCGGTCAACGCTCAGCTAACGGAGCCGGTGCATTACCAAATAGCCAATCGGGTTAAAGAAGAATGCAACAAGCGCGGCGTTCCACCGGACAAGTTTGGTTTGGATTCAAGCGGTGAAGGCGGCGGGTTGGCCGACATCTTGACTCGCGAATGGGGTGTAATTCATCGAACTGAGTTCGGCGGTTCGCCATCAACCATCCCGGTCAGCGATGAGGACAGCAGGCCATCCAATGAAGCTTACGATCGCAAGGTTACTGAACTATGGTTCTCGATGCGTAAATGGGTTGTCGAGGAGCGGGTTGGAGGCATGGACATCGAGACGCTGCAAGAGTTCTGCGGTCGAATGTTCGATGATTCCAAGCGGAAGATATCGGTCGAATCCAAAACCGTGATGAAGCAACGGACGGGAAAATCGCCTGACTTGGCCGACGCTGCTGTAGTCTTGCTTGATCTAGTCCGCAAAACTGCTGTTTTAGAGCCGCGCTTCACGAAGATGGATAAGGTCTGGGAAAAGCTAGTGAAAGACGCAGATTCGATTTACTACGACGAAACGATTGAAGCATGAGCAAAACCACTGGTTACAAAGTTCTGAACGAACACATGGTCATCCCCGGCGGATGGCATTACCGCATTCCCGAGACTGGGATTGAAGTGCCGGGAGGATCGTGGGCGCAGCTCCATGAATTTGTCCGCAATCACTACACGGCGAACGCCATTCAAATCCCGAGCAACCTTGACACATTAATCACCGAATATGCGTGTCGTAACGGTGCCGATTGCTCTTACAACGAAGTTAATGTTCCCAAGCCAGAGGGTCGTAAATCGCTTCAGATCGGCGATGTCATCCGATTCAGCATGAGTCTTCTCCACGGTCTTACGGTTGGCGGCGGTAAGGTCGATCAAGCGGAGGCAAATCGGCGTGCAAGCATCTGCTCAACTTGTTCGTTCAACCGAAAACCACTCGGATGCACGGGATGCAACGCCCGTGTGCTGAAGGATGCCGTCAAAACTTTCTCTCAACACGGCAGTACTCCGATGGACGAAAACCTGCAAAGCTGCGAGTTTTGCGGTTGCTTTATCAGAAGCATGGTTTGGTTTCCCATTGAAACCCTCCATAAATTCTCGGACGCTACAGAGAACGAAAACCTTCCGGCTCACTGCTGGAAAAAACGACCATGTACGGAAACTTAGCCCAACTGCCGCTTGAAACTATCAACGAAGACGGCAAAGCGCCTGAAACGCGCATAGCCGACGCGGCATCCGCTCGCGAAATCTTCCAGAAGCTTATCATGGCCGATGAGCTGCGTAATAGTACGCGAGCCAAGCTGCGCGGTCTGGTCGATGGAAATCCTCCGTACAATCCAGCAGAACTGCGCCGCAACAACCAAGCGTTCCGCACCAACGTCAACTTCCGCGAGTCGGAAGCGTTCCTCACGCTGGCGATGTCCGCTTTCTACGACGTGTTCGCCGAGGTTCCGACCTACACGAACATTCGTACCGCGTACGGCAACGACATGGATAAGCGAGAGGAATGGTCGAAGATCATCACCGAGGAGTTTGACCGGCTCCAGAAGCTCGACAAGGACTTCGACTACATCATGCAGCTCTCGCAGCGTGAGATGGTCCTTATTGGCGATGGTCCGCTGATCTTCGAAGACAACACCAACTGGCGCTGCAAAGCCATCATGGCGACGGATCTGCTCGTCCCAGACGGCACTAAGTCAAACGTAAGCGACTGGAAAGTAGCCTGCGTCCGCACGCGCATGGGCGTAGATGATCTGTTCGAGAAGATCCAAGACGAAGAGGCGGCAAAAGCTTCCGGTTGGGATGTCGATTATGTCCGCGAGCGCATTCGTGCGGCGATGCCAGAGCCGTATCGCTCCGGTGTGCAGTACGACTGGGAGTTCTTCCAGAAGCAGCTTCGCTCGAACGACATCACGTTTAGCGCTCGTTCCGAGGTCGTGTTGATGTGCCACGTTTTCTACAAGGAATTCGATGGTCAAATCAGCCATGTAATCATCGACGAGCGCGACAGCGAGAGCTTCATGTATCGCAAGCTTCGCCGGTTCACCCGGTGGGAGCAGGTCATTCATCCGATGTACTACGACCGTGGCGACGGCGAGCATCACGGCGTAAAGGGCTTGGGCATCAAGATGCTTCAGCCGATGGAGCTAAAGAATCGTCTTCGCTGCTCGATGGTAGATAGCGCGTTTGCGAGGACTCAGATTCTCTTCCGACCCCTGAACGCCAATGCGCTGAGCAAGACAAGCGTCGTACAACAAGGACCGTATGCCATACTTCCGCCAGATTACGAAGTCGTTCAGCAGAATATTGCTGGAGTTCTGGACGCTCCAATGGCGGTCAATGCGGACCTTGAAAATGTTCTTCAAGGCAATCTCTCTCAGTATCGCCAATCGCTCAACAAGACGGGCAATCCAAGAACTGCCACTGAGATGCAAATCATCTCGGCGCAGCAGTCAGCCATCGGTAAGACCCAATTGAGCCGGTACTACACTCAGCTCGATTCTTTCTTTGAGGAACGGTACAACCGCGCTTCGAATCCCAACCTGAACCCGATTACGAAGTCCGATAAGGACGCCATCGAGTTCCAGCGCCGTTGCCGTGAGCGCGGTGTTCCCGTGCAGGCGATGATGGATATCGACTACATCGAGGCGACTAGGACTGTGGGCCAAGGTTCCCAGTACGCGAAACAACAACTCCTCGGTCAGCTTCTCCAGTTGTCCGGCTCCCTTCCAGAGGGTGGCAAAATTAACCTGCTCAAGGACTATATTGCCGCACAAGTTGGCCAACAAATGGTGGATCGTTATCTGCCTTCTCAGCTCCAGTCGTCCCGCACGCAGGATCAAGCCGCTCTCGCCGTTCTGGAACACGCCTCACTGCGTCAGGGCAACATGCCGCTCGTCACCGATACGCAGAACCAGATCATCCACATCGAGACACATCTTGGTGCAGCGAACGAGGCAGCGTCATCTCTTCAAGGTGGCGGAAACCCAGAGGAAATTATGCTCTTCATGCAGGGTATTGGTCAGCATGTTCAGCAGCACATCCAGCGGCTCGCAACCGATCCGTCGCGCAAGCAGCAGGTCGATGCGTACGTCCAGCAGCTCGGAATGCTTGGTGAGACTATCAAGCAACTTGGCCAGATGATGCAGGAGCAGCAGCAAGCGATGGCGCAGCAACAGCAAGCTCAAGCAATTCAGCAGGGTTCCGATCCTCGTACTGCCGTAATGAACGCGGAGGTTCAATCGAAAATCGCTCGCCAGAACGCCGAGACTATGGCCAACATCCAGCGTCAGAACACGAAGGCGATGGCAGATTTGTCACGCCGGAATGCGAAGACAACCGCTGATATTCAGCGTGCGAATGCAACTGCGGAATCCAACTTGTCGCGTCAGGGATGAAAAACATACATTTCGTTCACGGTCTTCATAACGACGGCTTCAATATTTGCGACAGAATCGCAATCGCTTCAGCTTGGATGAACAATCCCGACTGGAGCGTTTTTCTTTGGTGTCCTCAGGAACCTACCGGCGAGCAATGGGAGAAGTTGAAAGCGAAGGTTCCGGTTCGCGTGATGTTGGTTGACGACTTCAAGACGTGGAACGGGAAGGTTGTTCACAATTATCAACATCGCGCTGACCTGATTCGCCATGCTGTTTTATACGCGATGGGCGGCGTGTACGCTGACACCGACACGATTACTCTCGCTCCGTTTCCAAAAGAATGGCTTGAGCATGACGCTGTTTTAGGGCGCGAGTTCTGCGGTGAAGGAACCATTGGCCTGTGCAACGCTGTCATGTACAGCAGGATGCACGGACAGTTTCAGTGGAAATGGCTTCAAGAATGGCAAAAGTTTGACGGCACCGGATGGAACGAGTTTTCGGTTCAATATCCGTGGAAGCTGCATCAGGAAAATCCGGGGCTTTGTAAGGCGGTTGATTTCGAAATGCTTGGATTCATTCACTGCGAATCTGGCAAATACTGGGAACCCAACTATTCACTAGATGGATGCGTGATTGCTCATTTGTGGAGGTCATACCACACGCCTAGGATGAACTCTTTAACTGAAGAAATTATAAATAAAAAAGAAAATGTCTACTGCGAACACGCTTCAAAATATCTTTGACGATATCTACAGGGAAGATAGATGGAAGGGAGGCTCTGGACCCGGTTCAAATATAGCAAACACAACTGAATATGTTTCTTATTTAAACGACCTGTTGCGCTCGTTAAATGTAAAATCATTTTTAGATGTTGGATGCGGAGATTGGCAACTAGGGCAGCGAATTGATTTTACTGGAATTAGATACAAGGGTATTGATGTAAGCAAAAATGCTGTTATAGCTGCGAAATCAAAGGCTCCAGAAGGAACGGACATATCAAATCAACAGATAAACGAAATAAACGAATCGTTTGATTTTGTTCACATCAAAGATGTTCTTCAGCATCTCCCCCTAATTGAATGCGATAAAATATTAGGATACGCTTCAAAAAACAAATACGTGCTTGTCGTCAACGATCATTGCGAAAAGAACTTGGACATTGAAGCAGGTCAACACAGACCGCTTAACGTGTTGTTTTGGCCCAACTCCAAGCTCTTGAGAATGTTTAAAATAGGAGAATCAATCAAATCTGCAATTTTAATAACTAACATAAAATGAAGTTTCCAAGAACATTTTGCGTTTCCCTTAAATCCGCAGCTAAAAGAAGGGAAGTTGTATCCAATCACCTAAAGAGTCATGGAATTGATTTTCATCTATTCGATGCAATCCACGCTCCAAGGATGGGTTTGGATACAAAGCTGTCATACCTTGACGACCATCCGAACTGGATTCCTGAAGATGGCCCGACATATCGAATCTCTCAAAGCGTTCTCGGATGTTCCATGTCGCATTACACGATTTGGAGGATCATGGAGTATCTGGATGACGATTATTTTTTGGTCGTCGAGGATGATGTTGAGCTTTGCGAAGGATTTAAAGAGAAGCTGATGGCAACGATTCAAAATTTGCCGAGCGATTGGCAGTTTGTTTTTGTAGGCCACTGTTGCCTTGATCCAAAGATGCTAATGGTCCGCGACGGAGTAGCTCATACTCCGAACCCTCCGATGTGTACTCACGCATACATGGTTCGAAAAACTGCGGTAAAGCATCTCATAGAAACAAATGAACTGATGTACGCTCCTATAGACATTCAGCTAAAAAAGAGAACGCTTCCGACCATTAGCCACTATTCATTAGTCCCACCACTCGCAACACAAAATGGACAACCAAGTACAATTCACGGATAACGAAGCTTGGGAAAAAGTAATCAAGGCTAGGAGCTTTGTTCCGGGGTGGACGTTTGAAGAGAAGAGTCGATACATGTTCGACATTGTTCTTCAGTCTAAGCCTAGCGTCGTTGTTGAGGTTGGTGTTTGGAGAGGCTTAAGCGTAGCCAGCTTCTGCGCGGCATCACTAATTCACAAATGCAAAGTGTTCGCAATTGACCCGTGGAGCAAATGCGCGATGAGCGAAAATGGGTACAGCGTCCACCTCACCGAAGGGCAAGATCAGCTCGATCTGATCTACAATCAATTTGTTCGCGACTTCAAGGTTCTTGGGCTAGACGAGAATTTGACCACCATTCGAAAAACGTCTTGGGACGCTTCTTTTGATTTCGCTGACGAAAGCATCGACATTTTCCACTTGGACGGGGCGCACACCGAATGGGATTCAACGCGAGACTTGATTGCGTGGACTCCAAAGATTAAGGTTGGAGGACTGTTCATCATGGATGACGCGAATTGGGAAACCATGAAGCTTGTTCAAGAGATTGCGCTTAAAAAATACGAGCATTCAACGTATCTGGAAGGCGGAAAAACACGGGTATTTGTGCGAAAACAATGAAAGACATAATTCGAAGTCTGTCCCTCAAGGCTCTCAAGCGATTTGCAAACGGCGGCGATGGTCCTGCGGATCTTCTGAAGGAAATTGAAGACCTTCGCAAAACGCTTGAGATTCGAACCAAAGAACACGACGAGCATCTGACCGAGGTCCGCGAGGAGCGCGATCACTGGCTTGCTCTCTACGATGAAATCAAATTCGCTGCCGAGTTTCTAATGAGCTACGCAAAAAATGACGTCCCCAAGCTGAGTGAACAAACCGATTGGGAGACTGGCAAGATCGTCCTTCCGCAGGAAACGGGGACGTACTACTTCAACCCGGCAATCATGCTCGAACCGGATGGTCGAATCATGCTTTTCGCCCGTCGCTGCCGTAATAAGCGCGAGAAGGACGAGGATGTCTACATCGAGAAGAACGACATCGTCGTGTTCGAGCTGAGTCAGGATCTTCGCGCCACAAAGAAGTCGCTGCTCCAGTTAATCTCCCATTATCCCCTCGAACAGTTCGAAGACCCTCGCGTCGTCAAATTCGGCGACAAGTACGGCGTGAGTTGCGCCACGTTCGTTCCGTTCAAGAGCTACGCGCATCAGGGCATGTTCCTTCTGGACAAGCATTTCCTGAACGTAGGCCGCTTAGACATGATCTACGGCAACAACTACGCGCAGGCCATGATCAACGATGGGCATGAGAAGAACTGGCTCTACTTCGTCCACGATAATGCGCCGCACATGGTGTATTCAGCCAATCCCCACGTCGTTGTACGCCTTAATGGGCGTTTAGAGAAGGAGGAGGAGTACGTCACCGATGAGTTCAATCCGCTCTGGAAGTTTGGCGAGGTGCGCGGAGGCTCCAATCCGATCTTGTGCGACGGCTTGTACTGGACCTTCTTCCATAGCTCGCTGCCGTGGATCAACAAGAAGCGCCGCTACTACATGGGTGCCTACGCTTTTGAAGCAAAGCCGCCTTTTCGCATCGCTCGAATGACGACGTTGCCGCTTCTGACTGGAACGAATCAGCAGGATTGGTGGCCGGGATTGCCTGCGGTCGTATTCCCGTGCGGCGCATTCTTCGATAGCGCAAAGAATAAGTTTGTCGTCTCGTACGGAATCAACGATGTGGACTGTGGTTACATCAAGATTCCGTTGGCCGACTTGCTTGAGGTGACGAAGGTGATTCGACCAAAACGCGATGTCGTCAACAAAGAGAACCCGATCAAACTAGACGATGTTCTCGATCCAATTCCGCAGAGACACAAACTACAACGAAACAAAAAATCAAAGTATGATGAACTGGCTAAGAGGCTCGACGAAGAACCGCAAGGAGATGGCGAAAAGCCTGATGGACTTGCCTGAAGTAGACATTCTCGAATGGACAACGGCTGGCCAACAGGCCGAACTTGCGCTTATTTTACGAAATCCGATTCTTCGGATGGCTTTACGCATCGTAGCTGAGTCGATGCCGGTGCCTATGCCCTCCCAAGGAAGCAAGGAATCAGACATTGTTTTCGCGGCTGGCGTGACTGCTGGCTACGCTCATTGCCTCGAAAACATTCGAAAACTTGCAGTAACCGACACAACGAGAGAACCTGAAGCAACATTTGAAAAACAATACTAACATTTTATGGAAGAACCACTCAACTCCCCCGTAATTCACTCCGCGCAACCGCCTGACTTTGGCAACTCGTTCATCGACGCGTTCAAGGCAAACACTCTTGATGACGCCGCATCGGCTGATGAGTCGGCCAATTCTGCCTCTCAAGTAACTGAAGAGCCTAAGCAGAAGAAGTCATCGACGCCAAAGTCTGAGTCAAACACCAAGCTCAGCAAGTCTGAGATGGATATCGAGCGGATGTTCAGTCCGAAGGAGAAGGCTCCAGATCCTGTGGACGACTCGGACATCCCCGAGACGATCAAGTCTACGAAAGCCGCTGATGCTTTTCGCAAGATCAAGGAAGAGAAGGCGCAATTAGCCAAGCAGCTTGAGGAGATGAAGTCTGGCAAGGTTGCCAATCCGAACTTTGAAGCTCAGCTCAAGACTTTGCAGGAAGAACGCGACACGCTTTCCGAACGTGTTCGACTCCTCGACATTGAGCGCCATCCCAACTTCGTCAAAAAGTACGAAGGCAAGATTACCGGCGTGTTCGAGTCGATGAAGTCTGTCGTCGGCACTGATGGCGATAGGCTTATTGGCCTACTCAAGTCTCCTGAGAACGATTATCGGAACTCGCAGATCGACGACATCGTTGAAGGTCTTTCGCCCTCCAAGAAGGCGAAGCTTGGCGCTCTGATCGTCAAGTACGACGAAATTAACGGCGAGAAGTCTGCCGAGATGTCCGAAGCGAAGTCCGACTACGACTCGATCATCTCGAAGTACCAGCAGGACAACGAGGAAGGCACTCGCGCTGCATTGGAGTCGGCCAATAAAACTTGGACAAAGGTCAGCGAGAATGCTCGCGCTCTGGAAATCTTTGAGCCGCGTGAAAACGACGACGAATGGAACACGGAGCTAACTGGCCGACTTAGCCTCGCCCAGCAGATCTTCAATGGCGAGAACAGCGAAGAAGACCTCGCCAAGGCCGCTCTATGGGCCGCTGCCGCGCCTAAATACCGTGAGCTTCTCTACTCTCAGGTCGAGGTAAACAAGCGCCTACAAGCCGAACTAGCGAAGTATCGAGGCAGTGAACCCGGTGTTAGCTCAAAAGCAACGGCTGGCGGCTCCCGTGCATCAAGTGCGAATGGCTCGAAGAGCGAGGACTTTGTCACGAACGTCCTGAAGTCTTTAGGACGCTGACCCAGCGCGTAGAAGTAATTATCCCCCGGTGGTTTTTGTTACCGCTGGGGGATTTTGCTTTGAATCATTTACGATACGGACCGCTGCCGCCGCGATACGGACCACTGCCACTTGGAGCAGGCTTCGGCTTAACCGGAGGCTTCGATGGAGGAGACTGCTTGTAAGGTCCACTGCCACCACCGACGGCGGGTGAACCTTTATACGGTGCGTTATTGCTCATTTGTCCTTTGGTAGTGCATACCAGCCTTCGTGGATGATGATGCGGTTATTACTACGCACCGATTTGCCGTTGGCGTCAATGACCCAAACCTTCGCCTTAACGCTCTCAGCGAGGCGCACAGGCTCACCGTGGGCCACATAAACAACCCTACTTGCGCAGCTCACGCTCATGCTCATTAATGCGAGCAAGCAGATCGCGCTTAAGATCGGTTTGTTTTTTCGCATCTTCGCTTGTGACATCCTGCTTCGTCAGCGCGTGAAGCCAGATAACCAGCTTCATCACCAAGTCGGCCAAGAAGTTCATTCAGTTTTGATGGCGTTGGGCGCAGCTTTTGCGGCCTTCTTGTTGTTGTAAACAGACCAGCCAACGCCAGCGATGCTTACGACAGCGCCTACAAGTTCAGCGAGTTGATCAGCACTGGCCAACCCTTTGGCGACGAGGAAACCACCGGCAGCGGTCAAGATGTGGCGAATGAGAGAGGCGAGATTAGAGTTCATTTTTCTGTTTTTAGTTTGCGATACAGTTCGAGTGCTTTGACGGCGCAGGTTAGAAGCGCGGCGAATGCGCCAAGAGCTAATGACGCAGTCTTGAGATGAGGATCTGAAAATACCGCGTTCCCCAGAATACCGATGATCGGACCACCGACGCCGATTGAGATGTCCCTAATAAAAGCGTGGTGGTCCGTCATCGTGATGGTTAGTTAGCGAGCGGAGCCTGCGATTTGGCGGCTTCGAGAATGATTTCGGCCAGAGGTACTCCGACCTTTGCATTCTGGAAACCGCCAGCTTTAATGGCGATATCGATGAGTTGCAGCAGGGTGTTCGCTTGTTCGGCGGTCAGTTCAATTTTAATCATGCCGCCGGAGCATCGGTGATTGAGCCAGCCATTTCAACACTTTCCACAACCGGCTCCTCAACCTCAACAACCGGCACCGGATTCGCCAGCTTGTAAGCCTCCACAACCGCCGGAGTCCACAGCGCGTTGGCGATATTCACCACCTCAACCGGCTGACCAGTAAGGTCGTCACCGGGAACAAGCGTGTACTGCGAGGTAATCTCAGAGCCGACAACCGCGCCGTCGCTGTCGTAATCGATTCCGGTCGTCACGAACAACGAGTTGTTCTGGTTGACCTGCACTGCGACGATATTGACTGGTACGATCATTGGATGGTGGGTTTGAGGTTGGCGTTGTAAGCGGTAATCGCGGCAGGAGTCCAGACAGCGTTTGCAATCGCGACAACCTGCTCGGGCTGACCCGTAAGGTCTGAGCCGGGAGGCAAGCAGTAGCGGCGGAAGGTGGAGGCTTTAACAACCTCGCCATCGACGATCTGGTCGGATAGCCGAACCTGAAGGACGGTTGAAGGAAGAACCTCGCAAAGCGAGAAGATGGTGCGTTCTGTTAGCATAGGATTAGACGTAGTAAGTGATTGTTACAGCAACAGAGCGAGAAGCCCCAGCGTTGTGTGTTGCTGGAATGAATCCTCCTGACACATAAAACGCGATTGTAGTTCCAGTGTTCCAACAAGCCAAAGTCGTTGAAGTTGTAAACATATCAAATGTTATTACAGATCCAGCGGAACTTGCTGCTCCAGTAAACGGCAATCCAGCAATAGTAACATTACCAGATGCTCCGGTCGTAAGAACATTTGAGTATCCAATGGTGACTGTTACCAGCCTTCCAACTTTTGTGTATGCACCAGTGGCTGTTACAGCAATCGTAGGATCTGAAACGCTTCCCTTTAACGTCCCCGTCCACGTCCCCTCCTCGTAATCGTTCAGTAGCTCGGAGGTCATCGTTCCGCTGCCGCTTGTAGTCGCGGCGAAGTCGATGCCTTTGCCGTTTGCGAAAGCTAAGTTGCCGGAGGAGTTCAGCCGCATGGCTTCGGTTCCACCAATGTTGAACTTTGCATCGGTAGCATCAATCAAGACCTGATTCGCTTTGATCCGCGCACCCTGAACATTATCCTCGGGCGTGATGTAAGAAGTCCCTGAATAACCGAGGTATTTACCAGCACCAATCTGGATGTTTCCAGCACCTAAAGCGGCAGTAAGTCCAACACCAACACCGCTAGAATTGACTGTCAAACCAGTCGTCCGCACCGTCAGATCGCCGGTTATGGTGGCGGTTCCGGGTACGACGATGTTATTGCCGCTCGGGCCGGTGGCCGTGTACAGCTCCGTAAAGTTCAGATTGCAGTAATCGAACGAAGTCCGCAGCGGCGTCCCCGTTCCGTCGTTCGGCGATGTGCCGATATTGATAGTTTGCTTTGCCATGTTGGGTGTTAGAGGGTTTTACCGTAGATTAAAATTGAGTCTCATCCGCAGTTATCGTCGTTATGTCAGCCGTAATGGACGTCAAATCCGCCGTAAGCGGAAATCCGACCGAGCCGCCAGTGGAATCCGAAATACGATTCAAAAGCGCCAACTCAAGCATGTCCACCTCCCACGGAGAACGACATCCAGTTGCCGAAACCTCGGCGATAAGCTGAGCAGCTTCGGTACAAGTTATGGATGAGTCGGCCATATTATTGGTGCGCTACGATGAACCAGGCCGTTCCGTTGCTGATAATCTCAATTCTGTGCCACTGTAGCGTCAAAACATGAGTCGCTGCTCCGTCAATTGTCTCGGAACCAAACGGATCGACAGTGACATTGTTCGCACCAGCGTTCACGCGCTTCACGAAGAATATCCGCCCATTGGCCGTTGCCGCCGGGGGAAGCGAAACCGTAATCGCTGCCGCTGTTGAATCGGCGATAATCGCGAAATCACTCGAAACGATTGACGTGGATGCCGTAACCGAGCGAGCCGTTCCGAACGAAGCAGCATTTGCCGCAGCCGTTCCAGATCCGTCGGCAATGCGGTTCAAAAGCGCAAGCTTCGCCATATCACGCTCCCACGGCGAGCGGCACCCAAGAGGGCTAACCTCGCTTAGCAGCGTTGCCGTTTCAGCGCATGTAATGTCAGCCATATCGTTTTAGCGTTTCGGTTATCGTGCCATCGGACCAGCGCCGCGCTGCATCACCTCGGCAATGAAACCACCGCCGCCGGGAGTCGCACCCTCCTCTACCTCCATCTCCTCCTCCTCGCCGCGCTCGGCCAGCTTCTTGCCCTTGGATTTCTTCTCGTATCCGGGAATGGCCATGCCATCAATCTCGATGACCTCCGCCTTGCCATTCTTACCAAGAACGATAGTCGCCATAGTCTGGAACGCTTCGCCCTCCGCAAGGTTCTCGGGGATTTCTACGCCTTTTGGAATCGTGAATGACGGCATATGGGGAGCATTACGCCATGTATTGGGATGTCAACGCCTAAGCACCTACGGAAAAGAAAAACCCGTCACCAACTTTTCGGGCCAGTGACGGGGTGCCTCGTTGTGAGGCGATTTACAAGACATTTAACCCGTGAATCCAACGCGGAAACGATGTCCCAAAAAGAAAAACCCGCAAGCATTTTCACGCCTGCGGATCTTTCGTACGAGCTTCTGATCGATTACGAGCAGATGATCTGTGTGAGTGCGCCTGTGCAACGGCGGAAGATAATGGTCATACCCTGATTCGTGAATATTGGTTCCGGGGCATGAATGAACTCAGCATAATGCTGACCCTTCTTGTCGAGAGGATCGGGGCAATCAGTGTCGAGCTTGTAGGCACCAGTCACCCACTGCCACTCGCCCATGTAGTTGGTCGGCATCCACGCCAAATCGCCAACGCGGTTCACAGGACGCACGATGTGCGACTTGAACACATACGGAGTCACGATGAACGCAGCCTCGTACGCGGCGGTCGTCCAGCTAGGATTGACGCTGAACACAGTACCCTTCGTACCGGAGGTGCTGGTGAACGGCTGAACCAGCGTGTACTTGCCGCCAGCGTAGCTGTACCGAGGAGGGAACAAATTCGGCACATGCCGGAAGTTCTTAATCACCCGGTTCGCACCGATCCGCTTGAGCAGCTCCGCTCCAGCGCCACTGCCCTGATCAGCGTAGCGCAAGTCATCGCGGAACGCGGGGTTGTTCTGAGCGATACGCTGTGAAGCCTCCAAGCCGATATATAGCGGAAATACCGGACCATCGCTGCTGTACGAGATGAAACCGGAGCTGTCGGGATTCGTCGCACCGTTGCGGATCAGCGTAGCAGCCGCGACATCCAGCATCTCCTGAGTCAACTCAGAGGTGGACTGATTGAGCGCCTGACCAGCCGATCCGGTCTGAATCCACGGCAACTCATTCACGCCAGCGGGAATCGTCTCGACCTGAGTGAAGGACGAGTCGGCCACTGCCTTGATGGCATACTTGGCGAACATATTCTGATAGCGAGTCTCCCAAGAACGCTGCGCACGGATGGACAGCTTCTCCAAGTACACGCGCAAGAACGCCTCGACGCGATGATCAAAGGTCAGGTCATCCTTACAGAGCAACGGGCCTTTCAGCGCGAAACGCTCAGGACTCCAAGTAACGGCATTATAGCCGACCGGAACGTCGTTGTAGGTGACATCGCAAGCGCCAGAATTGGAACCACTGGCGAGCGTGATGGCCGACCATTCCTCAGCCGCAGTCGGCTCGATGGAGGTGGTGGTGAACGAGGTCTGGGTCAAACCCGTACCTTGAGGATACTCTCCGCGCTCAATCATATTGAGCCACATCGAGCGATACGAAGCGCGCTTATAGACGTCCTGCGCGAGCGACTCAGTCGCTACGGCGAAGGCGTTGAAGACATTAGTACAAGCCATGAGATGAAAAATTAAACCGACGTTATCTGCATTTGGTAGGCCATTCTATCCATCCATCAAACGATGGCGGACCGGACCTACGCGCTGACCGATGCGGAGCGTCATTGCCGCTTAGACAGTTTTGCGATGGCTGACCAAGCCTCCGCCTTGCTTAAGGTCGATAGCCGGACTGAGACATACTGGTGCCTTACGCGTCAATCAGAATAAGTCTTGATCGGGAATGCCGTCGATGAGTTCACTCTGTTCCGCAATGTAGCTTTTGTATCCCTTGATGATCGTTCCGATTCTGTGCGGCTGGATGATATGCTCCTTTGCGATAAATCCCCTGAACGTATACGGACCGGGGAATTGACCGGTCATCAGCGCATAGTAATCCACGCCATCGGTCTTCGAACCTTTGCGCGCATCGACCAGCAGCTTCCCATTCTCGTACTTCGTCGTCTTCACATCGATACGAATGCCCGGTGGGATGGGTGGGATAATCGCGTCGTAGAGCGGGTGCGGAGGCTCGCGATCCGTGTCGATGTCGGGGTAGACATTGAATAGCTTACAGAAGGCTATCTCGCCGCAGATGCCCTCCAGATCCACCATCGAAGCGTCCTCTGGACTAATCTTCAAGTTCGTCAGATTGAAATGACGATTATTGCCGGAACGATTCTTAGCCACAAAGTGGGCCAACTTCCTCTCAGCTTGATTGAGAGAAATAACTTGACCAATTTTAATTTTACTTAACATGGTCAAAAAGACGGAAAATTTTTGAGGGGGGTATCGTAAACGAAGCCACCCCGCAAAGGGGGTGCCAGGTCCTAGGTCAACTTTCGTGCCAATCCTAGGAAAAACAATCCTTTTGTCCCATTAGATTTACTTATCCTGATTATAAGTTACCCACCGTTGTACAA